CATGCTTACTTTCAATGGCGAAAAGTGGGAAAACAAAGAGGGCATAAATGGTGAGGAGAAAACTGCTGTTGATGAATTTACAACCATCAACGGTGGGCTTCTTTCAGAGTGCAAAGTCGCTCTCTCACCTAACCAAGATTTACACGGATATTCAGAGCCGTGGGTTGGGGGAGCAGGAAAAAATAAAGCACCATATACACTTGCTAACTTAATAGCGTCTAACACAAGTGGTACTTGGAATGGCAATGTATATACGCTTAATGGAGTTGAATTTACTGTTTATACAGATGATGGCGGTAATGTAATAGCCATTAAAGCAAACGGACAGAATAACGGAAATCAATCGCTGTTTATATTATATTTTACGCTGAAAGATTCTAATACATATATAGTATCGGGTTGTCCGAGTGGTGGTGCATCATCAACGTATGAAGTGTACGCAAATTTGGGAAACGGTTCTGTGTATGATAAAGGTTCGGGAGCGGAAATCACAGCCGTAGCAAATTATAACGGTTATGTATCAATAGCGATTCGAGCAGGTTATAACGCACAGAATCTCATGTTTTACCCCATGCTCCGTCTTTCCACAGAATCCGACCCAACGTTTGAATCCTACTCCAACATATGTCCAATAACAGGACATACAGAAGCGAAAGTCGGGGATGTTGGAAAAAATAGAACCCAATTGATAAGAACAGGTGTCTATAATTCTATTAATGGTTCTTATGGTGCAGGTGACATGTATGCTCATGCAATCGCAGAAGTTGAGCCTAACACTACATACACTATATCTGTCGAGAACACAGGCTCGATTGGTGCAGTATTGTTTTATAGAGATGTTGATGGACTATTGGCAACTCCTGTAACAGCGTTTATAAGTTCGCAATCAACAGGTTCAGTAAAGGAGATAACTGTTACTACTCCGTCAACAGCCAAGTGCTTGGTTTATGAAACAGGTGGTACAAATACACCGATAACAAAAGATACAATAGGTAATGTTCAGATTGAGGAAGGCTCAACCGCCACTCCCTACGTTCCCTACAACGGCTATCAAATAACCGTCAACTTAGGCGGTACTTACTATTCGGGTACGCTTGATGTAGTGACAGGAGTATTTGTTCCCGATACGGCAGAAGTGGTATATGACGGTTCAAACGATGAAGGATGGAACTCCGACAGACCTAATTACAGAGTATTTATATCTGCTCCCGATATCAAAAGTGATACCACCAATATAATATCAAGTGCTTTCAGACGTGTGTTGCCAAGTGAAACTTATCAAGGTGTTAGCGGTATTGCGTGTAGTAGTACATTGCTGTTTGTGGGTACACTCGGAATGAGCGTTGCTGATTGGAGAACATTCCTCTCAAACAATCCGCTCCAAGTAAATTACAAACTTGCCACTCCAACACCCATCCAACTCTCCCCTACTATGGTAAAGGCTCTTGTGGGTGAAAACCATCTTGATGCACCGTTAGACGGACAGGAGATTGATGAGGTGAAATACACTTCTCTTGCAGGATGGAATGATGTGGTGCAGGATAGTATCACAAGCAATGAGACTACTTGGTCAAGCGATAAAATCAATACCAACATCGGAACTGTTTCATCTTCAGTAACTGCTTTAGCATCAAGAGTAGGTACGAATGAGACTAACATTGCAGGTCTTACTACAAGAGTGGGTACACTTGAAACCAATGCATCGAAGATTACTTGGTCTAATTCCGTTAATGCTCTTGTTAATGATACAACTGTGACTATCAGCGATGCGAAAATCACCACAGCATCTATCATTGAGCCTTTTTATAGTAATGCGAGTGGAGATAATGTTGTTATCAAAAATCAGACAGCAACAACAGGTCAAGTGGTTCTTACCTTTGACGCACTCCTTGAAACAACAAGTTTCAGAGTAAGAATTACTAATCTATAAGGAGGTGGATTATGGCTTGGTATAAATGTCAAAATGGAAAAGGCATACCACCACTGCCCGAAACGCTGTTTGAATGGTATTTTTCTGGAGCACAATACGGAAGTGATAGAAATGAGTCGATTACTTTAAATACCCGAAACGTGAAATCTGTAACCTTTGCTGTTCATGGGAATACTTATGCAAGAGGTACAGGAAATGTTACCACTGACTTTTATCGTTTTGTATTTTCAGTAGATGGAATAGAAAGAGTATCTGCTAATGAGCAGTTCAAGGTTTATTCAAATGAGGATGACCAACCTCACTCTGTCTCAAAATCATTTACCGTCACTCTTACTGATGCTGATTTACCGAATGGTGATTGTGTTTTTGGATTCAGAGCATGGTATAATCCTGGCGGTGAATGGTGGGATGGTACTTGTGCGGGTGGTGCTTCTGTAAAGATTAGTGATATTACTTATAAGTGAGGTTAACTTGAAAATCAGAGATTTTACAGTTCCGGAATTGAATAGATTCAGAGAATTATGTAATTTCACGGATCCAGAACTTGAATATTTCAATCTGAGAGCAAGGGATAAATCAAATATTGAAATATCAATGGAGATGAATATATCCGAGGCTCAAGTAAGTAAACTCGCAAAAAGAGTAAAATCCAAAATGATAAGAATCATATAAATTTCATACAGTTTTTGTAAAGAGACCGTATAATTTGCGGTCTCTTTTTTATTTTACAATTTCATATAGAAAGGAGAGCAAGTTATGCAGGATATAAGCACTCAGTTAACCGAAGTTATCAGAGATAAGCAATGTTCCTCATTACTTGCTTTTATTATGGTTGAAAATGGCTTATATATTCAAGAATCCAAACCCGATAAAGAACCTTGTGGGAGATTGCGTGATACGAGGGATATCGATACTGACAGATAAGTCATGGGAATATACCTATATAGAAATCATCACTCAAGGTTATTCGATGTATGATATGCCATCTTCAAATGAAGTCTGGGGAACCTATCTTCAATCACAAGGATATAAAAGGAGAGTTATTCCTAATACCTGTCCTAACTGTTATACAGTGAAAGATTTTTGCAAGGATAATCCTTATGGAAGATATCTATTAGCAACTGGCAGTCATGTAGTAGCAGTCATTGATGGTGATTACTACGACACATGGGATTCAGGAAATGAAATTCCAATTTACTACTTTTCAAAGGAGGAATAATCAATGCCACTTTATAATCAACCTTATCCAGCAACTTATCAGAATCCTTATCAACCTTATGCTTATCAGAATGATAGTAATGGAATCATATGGGTACAAGGTGAATCCGGAGCAAAGGCATATCCAGTTCAGAATGGAAAAAGCGTAGTTCTATTCGATTCAGAATCAGAACATTTTTTCATTAAGACTACCGATATAAGCGGAATGCCTCAACCATTAAGAATATTCAGCTATAAAGAATCAAATGAGATTGAAGTAAAACCAACTATTGATACTTCTAATTTTATAACTCGTGATGAGTTTGAGAAAGCAATAGATTCACTGAAGAATAGAAACTATCAGAGAAGGGAGAATAGAAATGGCAAACCCATTATTCAACGAACAGATGCAGAACGGCATGATGAGTCAGTTTAATTCTTTTATGCAGAATCCTTTTCAATTTTTATCTCAAAAGAAAATTAATATTCCTCAACAGTTTATGAATGACCCTCACGGCGCTGTGAATTATCTTTTACAGAATGGTCAGATGAGTCAAGAACAATTAAATAGTCTTATGCAGAGAGCCCAGCAAATGGGAATCAAGTTTTGATATCAATCACGATTGCGCATAAGTGATTAGATATAGAATCTGACAGTAATGTCACTAACCGAAAAAAGTTATCGGTAGAAAGGAGAAACAAATGGCACTTACAGATTCAGGCAACGGAATGTATATGCCCGTAGCTCCCGCTTATGGGATGGGCAATTCTGGCTGGGGCGGATTTGGTGGCGATGGTTGGTGGGTTATACTCTTCCTCTTCGCTCTCATGGGCAACGGCTGGGGCAATGGTTTTGGTGGAGGTTTTGGAGGAGGCTCTTATGGAGCGTATGACTTCCCTTGGCTTCTTAACGGACAGGCAGGTATTAATGCTAACACTAATAATGGATTTAGAGATGCTATGATTAACGATAACATCACTTCAGTTCGTGATGGTATCGCTGATATCTCTACTCAGCTTTGCGGAGGATTCGCAGGTGTTACTGCCGCAGTAAACGGAGCACAGAACGCAGTATCTCAGCAACTCTACACCAATCAGATAGCTGATATGGAAAGAAGTTTCAATGCTCAGACTGCATCTACCCAGGGAATGAACGCTATTCAGTCACAGCTTGCTCAGTGTTGCTGTGATAATAGAGCGGCTACCGCTGATGTCAAGTATACGATTGCTACTGAAGCTTGTGCTAACAGAGCAAATAGCACTGCTAATACTCAGGCAATTCTTGATAAGCTTTGCCAGCTCGAACTTGATGGATACAAGAGGGAGAACGATAATCTCAGAAGTCAGCTTAATATGGCAACTCTCAGAGAATCACAGACTGCTCAGAATGCTTTCATTCAGCAGGGATTTAGTGATGAAGTTGACCAACTTTATAACAGACTTTCTAATTGCCCCGTTCCTTCAACTCCTGTTTATGGTAGAACTCCTATCTTCACTTGCAACAATGGTTGCGGATGCGGATGTGGATGCGGCGGATCCATTTAAGGAGGTAAATCATGGCAGAATATTTAGCAAATGCTTTACAGAATGTAGCTCTTAATGGACCGGTTCTGTTCACTGCTTCTATTCCTTGTACTAAAGGTTACGTCTATCATGAAGATGAAACCGGAATTTTTATTCTCCGTGGTTGTACTAATAACTGTTTCGCAAGATATCAGGTTACTTACAATGGAAATATCGCAATTCCTGAAGGTGGTGAAGTTACTCCTATTGCTATTGCAATAACGGTCAATGGAGAACCCAGACTGACAAGTAGAGCAATCTTCACTCCTCAGGCAGTCGATGAATTTGGAAATGTTACCAGTACAGCAATCATCACAGTTCCTAAGGGATGTTGCTTTAGCATATCGGTAAGATATGTAGATGCAACGACAGATGACCCTGCTACTGAACCTACTCCACTCATTGAAGTACAGAACTCAAATCTTGTGATTGACAGAATAGCATAGAAAGGAGAATGTCATGATGGATGAACTTTATGACCTTTGTGAAACTCTCAAAGATGAAATCAAAGAGTTAAACAAAAAAGGTGATATCTCTCCTACTGAGTTAGAGCGTGCTTATAAAGCCGTTGATATCATCAAAGATATCAAGACCATTGAAGCCATGGAAGATGCAGGTTATTCAAATGCAAGTTCCTATGATGATTATAGTCGCAGGTATTATCGTGATGCTTCTTATAATTCATATGATGGTATGAGTAATGCAAGAAGAGGACGGGACGGCGATGGAGATGGTCGTTATAGCGAAGAAGGAAGTTATCGCAGAGGACGTGATGCTATGGGAAGATATATCAGCAGAGATGGTGGATATAGCGGTCACGAAGAAAAAGAGCAGATGATGCGTCAGATTGAAGATATGAAACGCAAAGTCGAAAAGATGTAATCTTGTGGGTAGAGAGGAGCCTCAAAACTCCTCTCTATAATTGGAGAGATTCAGAATGGATATAGCAGATATTGAATATGCGATTGAAACACTGGAGAACGCGGATTCCACTGTTGAGAACGTCGATGAATTAGCAAACCTATATATTGTCTATGACCATATGAAAGCGGGCTTAAAATCGACCTCAGACGGTATAGAAGATGAATTAAGAGATATCTTACCATCTTACCAAGTTTACTGCGGATCCAAACGAAAATATCAACTCGGCCAGGCAAATGAAATAGAAGTTATCCAGAATCTGAATCTTTTATGTCAGGAAATCTCAGAATTTATTAACTCTCTATATTCTGGAACTGATATGAACAAAGAACGCCTTTATATAAGAAAAGAAATTACGAAAATTTACGAGAAACTCACTAAATAAGAGGCTTTGCGGCCTCTTATTTTTATGTTGACTTTCGATTAAATGTGATATATTATATTTATGATAGACCGTTAGGTTTATCCAACTCGAAAAACTCACAAAAAGGAGGATTGAATATGTTATACAGCGAATTTATTGAAGGGACCGGATGCAGAGAAAATGACCATAATTACCAGGTATACAAGAATCTGGAAATCATGTACATGAATAGCCAGATGAGCAAGCAGGAGATTTATGAGTACGGAAAGAAGCTCGTGGATAACAGCAAGAGTCCCGAACAGATTGAATTTGAGGAGCAGATTAAAGCGGAGATATCATCACTTCAGAACCAGCTCAAGAATCTCAGAGCAGATATCAAGAAGTATGACGAGTATTATCAGATGGATAAATCAGATAAGTTCTGGAAGCTCCAGAGAGATGGATTTAAGAAAGATGCTTCTTATACTCGCAGAAGAATAGCTGAATTAAAATGGATTCTGGGATTGAATTGAGGAGGTGAGAAAATGGTTAACATTAATATCGATAAGTCCAATAAGCTGAACGGTGAATATTCACTTTATATCACTTTCGATTTTGATATGAAGATAGTTAACGTAATCAGAGAATTTCCGAGCAAGTTCTGGTATGCAGATGAGAAGAAATGGGAAGTTCCTTTCAATAAACTGGGAGATTTTATCTCCCAGGTACCTTTTACTGATATCAAGATTACCGGAGAATACATCCCGGTAGAAAAACCTAAGGCAGAGATTCCTTCCGGATTTGAATTCAAGACTAATCCCTATGAGCATCAGATAGCCGGTTTTAACTTCGGGTTAACGAATGATAGATGGCTTCTCGGAGATGAGATGGGACTTGGCAAGACCAAGCAGGTAATCGATATCGCATGTGCTAAGAAACTTCAGAAAGGATATAAGCACTGCCTTATAATCTGCGGAGTTAACGGTCTGAAATGGAACTGGAGAAATGAGGTTTATACTCATTCTAATGAAGAAGCATTCATACTCGGCCAGAGGATCCAAAGAGGTAAGATTACTATCGGAAGTAATCAAGATAAATACAATGATATAGTTAACCTTCATGGTAACAAGAGTTATTTCATCATCACGAATATTGAATCCCTCAGAGATGAAGCAATTGCTAAGGCCTTGAAAGAGGCATGTGATTGCGGATTAATCGGCATGATAGCATTTGATGAATGTCACAAAGCGAAGAATCCTCAGAGTGACCAGGGTAAAGGTATTCTGAAACTTCAGGCAGAGACCATGATAGCAATGACCGGAACTCCTCTCATGAATCAGCCTTTTGATTTATTCATCATTCTGAAATGGCTCGGATATGAGAAGCACGCTTTCAATTCATTCAAGCATCATTACGCTGAATATGGCGGATACGGTGGATATGAAGTTATAGGTTATAAGAATCTTGATGAGCTTCAGGAAAGACTCAATGAAATCATGTTAAGAAGAAAGAAAGAGGAAGTCCTTAACCTGCCTGAGAAGACTTATATCAATGAATACGTTGATATGACTCCTAAGCAGAAGAAGATTTACAATGAAGTCACGATGGATATCAAATCTAATATTGACCAGATTAAGATGGCACAGAATCCTCTGGCAGAACTTATCAGAATGAGACAGGCAACCGGATATACCGGAATTCTTTCTTCAACTATTCAGGAATCAGCAAAGATGGATAGAATGGAAGAACTCGTTGAAGAAGCAATTCAGAATGGTAAGAAGGTTGTAATCTTCTCCAACTGGACTCAGATGACCGATGAAGTTTATAAGAGATTACATCCTAAATATCATCCAGCAATCATTACCGGCCAGACTGATGATACTTCCAGACAAGATGAGGTTAACCATTTTCAGAATGATGATAAATGCAAGATTATAATCGGAACCTCAGGCGCTATGGGAACTGGATTAACTCTCACTGCCGGCACTGTTGAAATCTTCATGGATGAGCCTTGGAATATGGCATTGAAAGAGCAGTGCGTAGATAGATGTCACAGAATCGGCCAGAAAAATAATATCACGATTTACACTCTCATGTGTAAAGATACCATTGATGAAAGGATCCATGAACTTGTCGAGAAAAAAGGAATGATGGCAGATGCATTAGTTGATGGAAAGATGAATAAGGAAAATGCCTCTGAGATTCTGAATTATCTGTTGAGTTAATAATTAAATGTATTATAATATATTTAAGTAGTACCACTCACTATAACCACTCGAAAGGAGATGATGCAGATTATAAGAAAAGGAGAGAAAAGAAATGAAAGGTTTGAAAGCAGAGGAAGTAGCATTTAGGGTAGGTATCAGTACCCAAACTTTGAATAGGTGGTATAAGTTTAAGAAAGAGAATCCTAAAGATGAAATGAGTAAACTTATACCTGCCTATAAAAAAGTAGTAACATCTTCCGGATTCGTCAGATTATGGAAAATGGAAGATATCGAGAAACTTATCAATTTTAAATCCCAGATAATACCTGGTAGATGTGGCAGGATGGGAGCTTACAAAGGAGAAGGTACAAAAAATGGCAAGAACAAAAATCGAAAAGCAGTTAACTCTTGAAGAACTTATACCTCTTTATGGAGAAGTGAATACCGAGTGCAATACTCTGAAAAAGAAGGTATCAGAATTAAACTCTCAGATTAAGACTGAAATCAAGAGAGTAAAAAGAGAAAACAGTGATATTGAGATTAATGGGTGGAAATGTTCACTCAGCGTATCCACGACTTATGAGTTTGATGAAGA